TTTCAGCGCCGTTGACAGGCTGACCCGGCCTGCCGAAAACGCCCGCCGCCTGATGGGGCAGTTTGGTGACTCCATCCAGCGAACGCAGGGGGCGATCAAAAATCTCGAGCGTCAGGCGCGTTCATTTGAGCGCGCCCGTGACGCTGTCAGTAAAGCGGATGCTGGCATATTGAAAGCGCGACGCCAGCTTAACGCCCTTAATCAGTTACAACACACGGGTACAGTGCTCAGCGAAAAACAACAAAAGCTGATGCAGCAGTTAAGCACCCGGCTTGAACGCCTGAATGAATCGCGCACACGGGAGATTCAGAAAATGCGGGAGCTTGGCGGAGAGCTGAAACGCCACGGCATTTCCCTGACAGGCAGCGATAACACCATTCAACAGGCCATCAGACGCACCGAACAGTACAACAACCAGCTTGAACGCGAACGGCAGGCGCTTGCGCGTGTAACGCGGGCGCGTGAGCGGTATTCGCGCGCGCAGGAAACCGCGGGAAAACTGAAAACAGGTGGTGCACTGGCAACAGGTGCGGCAGCGGCGGGCGGCTATGCTGCCGGGCGTTTTTTGCAGCCTGCGATCGGGTTCGGGAAAGAGATGTCCCGCGTTCAGGCGCTGACGCGAATCGACCAGAACAGCCCGCAGTTTAAGGCGCTGCGTGAGCAGGCGTTAAAACTTGGCTCTGAAACGCAGTTCACCGCAGGCGATGCCGCCAGTGGGCAGGCATTTCTTGCAATGGCTGGCTTCACACCGCAGGCCATTCAGGCTGCGCTTCCCGGCGTGTTGAGCATGGCAACGGCTGGCGGTATGGATCTCGGCGAGACGGCGGATATTGGCTCAAATATCCTGACGCAGTTCGGCCTTTCTGCTGACCAGATGGACCGGGTCGGTGACACACTCACTGCAGCGTTTACCCGTACCAACACTGACCTTCGCGCACTGGGCGAAACCATGAAATATGCAGGTCCGGTGGCGGGTAAGCTGGGAATATCGCTGGAGCAGGCCGCAGCGATGGCGGGCGTGCTGGCGAATATGGGTATCAGGGGAAGTGATGCCGGGACGGCAATGCGTGCCAGCCTGGCTCGTCTGGCATCACCGCCAAAGGCGGCAGCAGAGGCGCTGAAAGAGCTGGGCGTGTCTGTCTCGGATGCCGGGGGCAAAATGCGCCCGATGGAAGATCTGCTGACTGACCTTTATAAAGCCACCCGCAAATACGGAGAAGTTGATCGGGTATCGTTCTTTAAGGACATTGCCGGAGAAGAGGCTTTCACATCATTTATGGCCCTCGTTGATGCGGCAGGTGACGGATCCTTACCTAAACTGAGAAAAGAACTTGAAGGCGCACGCGGTGAGGCTGAACGCACGGCAAAGGTTATGGCCAACAACCTTGACGGCGATCTGAAATCACTCGGCAGTGCATGGGAAGGGTTGCGCATCCGCATTGCAGATCTGATTGACGGTCCGCTGCGTTCTGTCACGCAGTGGCTCACGCGGGTGGTATCAAAGGTGACGGCGCTGGCGCAGGCCCATCCGGCACTGACGCGCCAGCTACTGATTGCAGGTGGGGCATTGCTGGCGATGACTGCAACGGTCGGCTCGTTGTCGTTGGCTATTGGTGTGCTTGCTGGCCCGCTGGCAAAACTGCGTCTTGGCTTTTCCCTCCTGACCGGATCAATGAATGCTGTCAGGCTCCTGCCAGCACTATGGGGAATGGTGACGGGTTCCGTTTCGTTACTGGGGGGCGCTATCGGGGCGCTGTTCAGCCCGGTCGGATTGATTGCTGCTGCGTTTGTGGCTGCGGCGGTTCTCATCTGGAAATACTGGGAACCCATCAAGGCGTTTTATGCAGGGGTGTTCAGTGGGATTATGGAACGGCTGGCTCCGTTGCGCGAAACCTTTGAACGGTTCGGTCCAGTTTTTGATGTCGTGCGCGATGGGATTATTCAGGTCTTTAACTGGTTTAAATCGCTGCTGTCACCGATGGAGTCCAGCAAGGAAACGCTGGATAAATGTACCAGTGCTGGCGAGGTATTCGGCAGGGTACTCGGTGGAGCGATAGAGCTTGTCCTGACGCCAACAAAAGCATTGATGGATTCACTGGCGTGGATACTTGAAAAGCTCGGAGTGCTTCCGGATGAAGCGGAACGGGCGAGAAAGAAAATAGAGAACGCTTCAAAGGCTCCTGTAATGTGGGAATGGGATCCGGTTCTCAAGAAAATGGTTCAGAAACCATGGACTCCCGGCCCGGCCCCGTCAGATAAGGTCGACGACAAAAAAGGCGATAAACCCAGAGACAACAAACCGCTCACAGACAACAATACCGGTACGCTACGCAGACTCAGCAAAATTGCTGATAACACAGGTAAGCTGGTTGATGAGACGAAAAAACGCATTGGCCCCGGCGATATTGTCTTTAAGAACCTGCCCCGCGCACTTGCTGTTCGTGGGGAGTGGCAGGAGCGGAAGATTGCGCAGGTCAGTAAGCCTGCCCCCGCAATTACTATCACACCCGTGGTTCCGGCTCCGCTGCCTCCGGCGCTGGTCCCTGTTGTTGCGGCCAGCTCCCGCCCGGTGGCGGAGGCTATACGATCGCCAGTGGCATCAGTTCCTGCAACTTCCCGTAACCGGGAGCCTGTTGCCTCCGGATTTGGCGGTGAAATTCATGTTCATCTGCATAACGTTGTTACACAGAATCCCCGCGAACTGGCGAAACTGGTTGGCGAAATGGTCAGGGCAGAAATGGAACGGCGCGCCCGTGCCGGGCGTGGCAGTTTTTACGATAAAGATTGAGGAGTCATGGCCATGATGATGATCTATGGCATGTTTGTTTTTGAGCTGCGCACGTTGCCGCATCAGCAGTTACAGCAAAACAAAAGCTGGCGGCATGTGAAAAATGAACGCGTTAACCGTTCAGCAAGCTGGCAGTATATCGGCGCAGGTGATGATCGCATCGTGCTTTCCGGCGTGCTTTATCCTGAAATTACAGGTGGCGAAGTGTCGCTTTCGTTGCTGACCACGCAGGCATATACAGGACGCCCCTGGCCTCTGATTGATGGTGTCGGGCAGATTTACGGCATGTATGTACTGACTGAAACGAATACGACCCGTTCCGAGTTTGATCGCTACGGCAAGGCGAAAAAGATAGAGTTTTCACTGACCCTTGAACGCTGTGATGAGGATTTGCGGGAGCGCCTGCAATCCTCATCGTTCAGCGATATGCTGTCCGGCTTCAAAGATAAGGTCACATCATCCCTTAACAGCGCGGCCAGCTCCGTTAAAGGGCTGTTCTGATTTAACACAAAAACCGCTAATGGCCAGATTAGCGGTTATTTTGTTTACTCTTCTCAATTGTTCCACTTGATTCTCCTGCGGGGTGGTAACGATAAATTGTCGATATACCAATGCTGTAAATTATTGCCAGTTGTTTTCTGTCGTGACCGTTTTTAATCAGCCTTGCTATTTGCTCATGCTGTTCTTTTGTCAGCTTCGGTCGACGTCCGCCTGTGCGCCCCCGTGCGCGCGCTGCCGCCAGTCCGGCCAGTGTACGTTCAACAATTAATTCACGTTCCATTTCAGCCAGGGCACCCATCACGTGGAAGAAAAAACGCCCCATTGGAGAAGATGTATCTATGCTGTCGGTCAGACTACGAAAATTAATCCCTCGCTCCCGTAGTTCCCCGACGAGAGAAATCAGATGTTTCATGCTTCGCCCGAGGCGATCCAGTTTCCAGACAACCAGCGTGTCACCTTGTTGAAGGCGCTTTAAAGCGCGTTTTAATCCCGGTCGGTCAGTCTTTGTCCCGCTTAATTTATCTTCAAATATTTGTTCACATCCTGCACAAACAAGAGCGTTTCGTTGCAGGTCTGTATTCTGGTCATTTGTTGATACCCTTACATAGCCAATCAGCACGCTGAATCTCCCGTCCAAAAGCACAAATCATGCCATGCAGGCCAGAAACCGCCATTATCTAAAACCTCGGTTTACAGGAAACGGTAAATCAGGCTTCTGGTGCATTACAGAAAAACCAGAACGGCGCAGATATTCCCGATAAAAAACTATTCCTGCGTAATATCGGCACAACAAATTCAACAACCATGTCTTTTAGTGGTGGTGCTGGATGGTTCAAACTGGCAACTGTAACAATGCCACAAGCCAGTTCCGTGGTTTACATAAGCCTGATTGGTGGCGCAGGGTATAACGTTGGCTCCTCGCATCAAGCAGGCATCTCTGAGCTGGTTCTGCGTGCAGGAAATGGGAATCCAAAAGGCATTACTGGTGCATTATGGCGACGGACATCGGTTGGATTTACTAATTTTGCATGGGTGAATACATCCGGTGATACCTATGATGTTTATGTTGAAATAGGTAATTACGCCACAGGTGTTAATATTCAGTGGGATTATACCAGTAACGCCAGCGTAACGATTCATACATCACCATCTTATACAGCGAATAAACCAACAGGTCTGACAGATGGAACTGTATATGTAATTTACAGTTCGCACATTAAACCGACTGCTGCTGAGGTTGGGGCGTTGTCATTATCTGGCGGTCAATTGAATGGTGCACTGGGCATCGGAACATCCAGTGCTCTTGGCGGTAACTCGATTGTTTTAGGAGATAACGATACCGGGTTTAAACAAAATGGTGATGGGGTGCTGGATGCTTATGCTAATGGTGTGCATGTATTCCGCTTTATAAATGGTTCAGCAAGATCATTAAAGGGTATTCAGGCTGGGGAAAGTAAGTTCTTCACACTTTCAAGTGCAAATACCGCTGCCCGTAATGCATCATTTAGCTTGTGGGGAAATTCGTCAAGACCAACTGTTGCAGAGCTTGGTGATGATTCAGGCTGGCATTTCTATAGTCAGCGAAATACAGATAACTCGGTGATATTTGCTGTTAACGGTCAGATACAACCCAGCAACTGGGGGAATTTTGATTCCCGCTATGTGAAAGATGTTCGTCTTGGTTCACAGCAATATCATGGTGTGAACAACTGGCAAACATGGAATTTCCAGTGCCCGTCAGGTCATGTATTGTCTGGTATTAATGTTCAGGATACAGGGTCCAACTCTGCCGATAATATAGCTGGCGTTTATTACAGACCTGTTCAAAAGTATATAAATGGCACCTGGTATAATGTAGCGAGCGTTTAATGTGATGCACTTAAAGAACATAAAAGCTGGTAATGCTAAAACACCGGAGCAGTATGAGTTGGTAATGACTCCAACTTATTGATAGTGTTTTATGTTCAGATAATGCCCGATGACTTTGTCATGC